ACATCATCCCCGTGATTCGGGTAAACAAGGACATGATCTTCGAGACCACGTTTGCGGCGGCAGCGACCAGCGTAAAGCTGGGCAGCAAGGTCACGCTGCACACCGACGGTCTGCAGGTCACGGGCACGACCGCGAGCGGCGTGGCTGAGGTCGTCTATATGGACGGCACGGCGGCGGGCGATATGTGCCGCGTCCGCTTCTGATACCAGGAAAGGAGACATGAGCAATGGCTAACATTACCTTTACCGAAGGCTCCGGCCTTCAGGACAGCATTTTCGGCAAGAGCCAGGAACCGATCAAGATGTTCCTGGAGAAGCGCGGCGAGGCTTTTGAGCAGGCCAGTATGCTGCCGGAGCTGTTCAACATCTCCCCCAGCAACCACTGGGGCGAGAAGTTCACGACCATGACCGCGATGGAGGGCTTCCAGCCGGTCGGCGAGAACGGCGACTATCCCGTGGATGGTATGCAGGAAGGCTTCAGCAAGTTCCTGGAGCACATGACCTGGAAGAACAGCTTCTCGCTGTCGCGAGAGATCGTGGAGGACGGCAAGCTGATGGACCTCAAGAAGCAGCCTGCGGGCTTCATCACGTCGTATTACCGCACGCGTGAGAAGTTCGGCGCGGCGCTGCTTGGCGCAGCCATCACCGGCGCAACAAGCACGAAGTTCTACGGCAAGACCTTCTCCACGCTGGGCGCGGACGGCAAGTGCCTGTTTGCCAAAGAGCACCCGTCGGCGCTGGGCAAGAAGAAGCAGTCGAACCTCTTTGCCGACGGCTTCTCCAGCGATGCGCTGGCCGCAGCGGAGTCTGCCATGCAGGACTTCCGGGGCGACAACGAGGAAGTTCTGGACGTGGCGCCGACGACCATCCTCATCCCGAACGAGTACACGCTCAAGCGGGATGTCTTCGCCGCGATCGGCGCGGACAAAGACCCGAACACCGCCAACAACGGCTTCAACTTCAACTTCGGCCGCTGGAACGTCATCGTCTGGCCGTACCTCAACCAGTTCATCACCGCAGGCACGAAGCCGTGGGTGCTGCTGGACAGCAAGTATAACGAGGAATACGGCGGTGCCGTGTGGCTTGACCGTGTGGCGCTGGAGGTTCGCAGCGAGCTGGCGGGCAACGACGCCAACGTCTGGAAGGGCTACGCGCGTTTCATCGCGGGCTTCAACGACTGGCGGGCGTTCTGCGTCGGCGGCGTGACCGGCGGCACACAGCTGGTCGGCGACTGACAGGAGGGCTTCAGGATGGGAAAGTACACAAGGTTCACGAACCTGGAAGTGACCGATGAACTGAAGCTCGGCAGCATGAAGGCGTCCACGTCCAAGGTAACGGCCGCAGATGCGGCCGCCGCCGCAGGCTCGGCACCGACGAAGGCGGAGTTTGACGCTGTCGTCACGCTGGCAAACGAGTTGAAGGCGAAATATAACGCGCTGGCCACGCAGCTGAGCGCGACGACCTGACACACAGAACCGGGACGGCGGCGCTTGCCGTCGCCCCGGCTTTGCATTTTTCGAGGAAGGAGGTGCCGGGTATGGCAACCTTGAAGAGCGTCATCGACATGGTGGACGAGATCAAGCCGAACGCTTTTTCCAACGAAGCTAAGACGCAGTGGCTCAATGAGTGCGAGGGGCTGGTGCAGACGGAGGTTCTGCTTTTCGCAAGCGAAGAGATCATCACCTATCACTATGACGCAAACAAGGACAAGGAGCTGCTGGCGCAGCCGCCGCACGACAAAATCTACTGGGCGTATTTGACGGCCATGATTGACTTTGCAAACGGCGAGTACAACAAGTACCAGAACACGATGCAGGTATTCAACAGCTTCTTCAGCGAGTTCATGCGCTGGTTCGCGCTCAACTACCATCCGGCAGACACCCACATGGAGGTGTATGTATGAGCTACACGAAGATCGGAACCGAGTGGCGCGGGTATTACATCACGGCATATGGCATTGCTGTGAAGCACGGCTTCATCGGAACCGAGGAAGAGTGGCTGGCCAGTCTGAAGGGCGACGGCGGTGAGCCGGTCGTCATCCGGTACAGCGAGACCGACGGGCAGCTGCAGTGGAAGTATGAAAACGAAGACGACAGCGCGTGGCGGGAGATTCTGTCGCTGGCGGATTTGCAGGGAGACCTGGTCTCTGCGACGATCTCACAGGCACAGGCAGCGAAGACTGCGGCTGAAGCGGCGAAGACAGCTGCGCAGTCGGCAGCATCGAGCGCCCAGGCAGACGCCAGCACCGCACAGACGGCGGCAGCAACCGCCAGCACAAAGGCGGCAGCGGCAGCTGCGTCCGAGCAGACAGCTTCCGGGGCAGCCGACACGGCGCAGGAGGCCGCCACAAAGGCGGAGAACGCGCAGAAGGCCACAACGACGAACGCCACGCAGGCGGCGCAGTCGGCCACGGACGCCCGCACGGCGAAGGCAGGCGCAGAGTCGGCAGCCAGCAATGCGGCAGCCTCTGAGGCGGCAGCAAAGGCGGCAGAGACGAACGCGAAGAAAAGCGAGGCAACCGTCGCAGCAGATAGCGCGGCAGCGACGAAAGCGGCCGGAGAGGCAGCAGACGCGCAGACGGCTGCGGAAGCGGCCAGAGATGAGGCGGTCGGCAGCAAGACGGCAGCAGCTGCATCCGCTGCAAGCGCAGGGCAGGACAAGCAGGCGGCGCAGGCAGCCAAAACTGCGGCAGAGACTGCAAAGACAGACGCCCAGTCGGCGGCCACGGACGCGCAGGAAAGCGCGGAGCTGGCGCAGAGCAGCGCACAGGGCGTGGAGGCAAACGCGAAGGCAGCTGAGAGCTGGGCCGTGGGCGGCACAGGAACGCGCGAGGGCGAGAACACCAACAACGCGAAGTATTGGTGCGACAGTGCACAGGCCATTGCGGGCGGCGGCGTGACGAGCTTCAACGGACGCGGCGGCGCAGTTGTTCCGAAGGCGGGCGACTACACCGCAGAGATGGTGGGCGCAGACGCGGCAGGAACCGCTGAGACCAAGGCAGGCAATGTGCAGGGCAACCTGGACGACCACGAGGCCGACACCACGAAGCACGTCACAGCGGCGGAGCGCACCAAGTGGAACGGCAAGCAGGACGCTTTGAGCATCGACGCTTCCCCGACGGCGAACAGCACGAATCCGGTGGCCAGCGGCGGCGTGAAGGCGGAGCTTGACAAGAAGGCCAACGCCACGAGCCTGGGCGCGCACACCGGAAACACGGACAACCCGCATCAGGTAACGGCAGCGCAGGCGGGCGCAGACCCGGCGGGCACCGGCAAGTCGGAAGCGGCAAGCGCGGTGTCGGCGCACAACAGCTCCAGCGGGGCGCACAGCGACATCCGCACCGCGCTTGCGGGCAAGGAGACAGCAGGCGCTGCGGCGGAGGTGCAGGGCAATCTGGATGACCACGAGGCTGATACCACGAAGCACGTCACGGCAGCGGAGCGGACGGCCTGGGACGCAAAGAGCGGGAAGGCGGTTTCCTTCACGGTGACGCTGGCGGCCGCAAGCTGGAGCAGCAAGGCACAGACGGCGAGCAACGCGAACTTCCTGACAGGCGCGTATGCGTATGTGGTGGCGCCCGCACCGGCCAGCTTCGGCGCGTACAGCGAGGCGATCATCTACGCGGACAATGTGACGCAGGCAGGAAAGATGACATTCCACTGCAGCGAGACGCCGACGGCGGCGCTGACAGTGAACATCACGAGAATCGAGGTAGGAACATGAACGGATTAGTCTTCAACATGGTAGGCGGCGGAGGCGGCGGGGTGAAGCTGGTGTCGATCGCCATTACAACGCCGCCAGCAAAAACGACCTACGTCTCCGGAGAGACCTTCAATCCGGCGGGCATGGTCGTCACGGCGACATATTCCAACGGCGCCACACTCAAGGCGACGGGATACAGCTTCAGCCCGGACACGGCGCTGACGGACGGCATGACGAGCGTCACCATCGAGTACACAGAGGGCGGCGTGACGAAGACGGCAGAGCAGGCCATCACGGTGGTGCACCGGCTGGAATCGATCTCTATTACGACGCAGCCGACGAAGACCACCTACGAGTACGGCGACAGCTTCCAGAGCGCGGGCATGGTGGTAAAGGCTACCTACTCCGACGGCGCCACAGCAAACGTGACGGGATACAGCTGCAGCCCGACGGCGCTCAATACGGTCGGCACGCAGACGATCACGGTGAGCTACACGGAAAACGGCGTGACGAAGACGGCCACCACCAGCGTGACGGTAAACCGGAAGACGATCTCTGCAGTGCCGAGCCAGAGCGGGACGCTGACCTACACGGGAAGCAGCCAGTCCCCTACCTGGAGCAACTACAGCACGACGCAGCTGACCATCGGCGGCACGACGTCCGGAACGAACGCGGGAAGCTACACGGCAACCTTCACGCCGAAGAGCAATTACCGCTGGGCAGACGGCACGACGACGGCGAAGAGCGTGAGCTGGAGTATCGGGAAGGCAGCGGGGAGCCTCGCCATCTCCCCCACCAGCATGACGCTGGACACTACGACGAAGAGCAAGACCATCACGGTGACGCGCAGCGGCGACGGCACGATCAGCGCCGTGAGCGGCAACGCGACGGCAGCGACGGTAAGCGTGAGCGGCAACACGGTAACGGTTACGGGCAAGGCCAACGGCAGCGCGACGATCACCATCAGCGTGGCAGAAGGGACGAACCACACCGCGCCCGCGAGCAAGACCTGCGCGGTGACGGTGAGCTTCCTGAAGGACAATTTCGCGGACAACGACTGGTCTGCCATCATTGCAGCGTGTCATTCGGGCAGCGTGCCGTCGAGCTGGGTCGCGGGCAACAGCAAGACGATGACGATCAATGGCACAAGCTACCAGATTGACATCATCGGCAAGAACCACGACACCTACGCCGCAGGCGGCACGGCGCCGCTCACGTTTGGCCTTCACGACTGCTACGCCGATACAAAGGCCATGAACAGCTCGAACACGAATTCCGGCGGCTGGAAGAACAGCGCGATGCGCACGACACATTTGCCTGCCATTCTGGCGCTCATGCCGACGGAGGTACAGAACGGCATCCGCGAGGTGAGCAAGAAGACGTCCGTGGGCGGTGCAAGCTCGACGATCGAGACGGTATCGGACAAGCTGTTTTTGCTGAGCGAGGCTGAAATTTACGGCTCGACCACCTACTCGGCGGCGGGCGAAGGCACGCAGTACGACTACTACAAGGCGGGCAACAGCAAGGTCAAGAACCGAAGCGGCTCTGCAGCCGCCTGGTGGGAGCGCTCGCCGTATGCCAGCAACTCCACGTATTTCTGCCTGGTCCGCAGCGGCGGCGGCGCGAACACTGACTACGCCAGCTATGCCCGTGGCGTGGCCTTCGGCTTCTGCTTTTAATCCAGAATCCGGAAAGCCGAGATTTCAAAACGAAGAAAGCCCTGGCTCCTGCCAGCAGCCTGTGCGCTGCGGGCAGGAGGCGGCAAGAAAGGACGAAGCGGTATGGCAGTCTATAAATCCAAACGGAGCGAGAGCAGTATGCAGTTCGTGGACACGGCGAAGAAGCTGGAAGCGTTCACGCTCAGCTGCTGCATGAAGGCGCCGAAGCGGTACACGTTTTTCCTCACGTCGCGCATTATGCAGCTGGCCAGCGACGTGCATGAGCACGCGGCAGCGGCCAACAACATCTGGCCGACGAATCAGCACGAGGCACAGATGCGGCGGGACGAGCTGACGCGGGCGAACATTGCGCTGCAGAATCTCGACCCGAAGCTGCAGCTACTGTACGAGGCGGCCCGGCAGAACCCGGAAGGGTACAAATGGATTGGGAAGGCCATGGAGCAGTGGGGCGCAATGATCGCAGAGGAAGCGAAGCTGCTGGCAGCTGTCCGGAAGAGAGACCGGCAGCGGTACAAGGATTTGCCGGACGGGCCTGCCGGAGCTTCGGAAGAATAGACAACATGGGTTAAGCTCTGTTTTTGTTGCCGTCGGCTCTGCAGCCAACTGGTGGGAGCGCTCGCCGAATGCCAGCAACTCCACGAATTTCTGCCTGGTCAACAGCAACGGCAACGCGAACAATAACAACGCCAGCAATGCCAATGGCGTGGCCTTCGGATTCTGCACAGCACGGTCTGACGCAGTAACCGCCGGAAGGCGGCGAAGCAGTACCTATGCAGAAGGAGAGCTTATTCCCGGTGCAAACCGAAACAATCCGCCGGTGCAGACGGCTGGACGCTGCTTGCATGGCAGGCCGATGTGCGCGGGCCTGCTTCATAGCCGGACTGCCACGAGGGTAGAACGCGCACCCGACAATCATCCCTTACGGCGGGTGCCCTAACGGGCAAGGAGAAGAACCATACATGACAAGCGAAGAACGAAGAGAGGGCCGGTATCAAAGACGCTGCGCCGGGCGGGAAGCAAAGCGCCGGGCCAGGAGCGAGGCGTGCGGCAGCTTTGAGCAGGTATTCAGCTACGAGAACCTATACAAAGCGGGGCTGGCGTGCTGCAAGGGCGTGCGCTGGAAGTGCTCGACGCAGCGGTATCTGGCGAGTCTGTCTGAGAACACGGCCAGGACGCGGAAGGCGCTGATGGACGGAACATGGAAGACGATGGGCTTCCATGAGTTTGACATCATGGAGCGCGGAAAGCTGCGGCACATCCGGAGCGTCCACATCTCGGAGCGCGTGGTGCAGCGGTGCTTATGCGACAATGCGCTGGTGCCGCTGTTCTCATCGGCCTTCATATACGACAACGCAGCGAGTCTGAAGGGCAAGGGCATTGACTTTGCCATGGACAGAATGAACCGGCACCTGCAGCGCCACTACCGGAAGCACGGGACGCAGGGCGGCATCCTGGTGTTCGACTTCACGGACTATTTCAACTCCGCGCCGCAGGAGCCTATCCACCGGGAGAACCGGCGCAGGCTCTACGATGAGCGCGTCCGGGCGCGGGCAGAGAGCTTTATGGCAGACTTCGGCGAGCGAGGCTTCGGCCTTGGCAGCCAGGTGAGCCAGATCGACGCGCTGATGCTGGCCAACGGACTCGACCATTTCATCAAAGAGCAGCTGCACATCCGGGGCTACGGCCGGTATATGGACGACGGGTATCTTATCTGCGAGGACGTCCGGTATCTGCAGGAATGTGCAGCACGCATCCGGCAATACTGCGCCAGCATCGGGCTGCAGCTGAGCGAAAAGAAAACGCGCATCCTGCCGATCAGGCAGGGCGTGCGGTTTCTGAAGACGAAGTTCAAGCTGACGCAGACCGGCGGCATCATTCGGAAGGTGCAGCGCAAGAGCACCAGAAAGATGCGCCAGAAGCTGCGGAAGTTCCGGCGGTGGGTCGACGACGGACGCATGACAGAAGAAGACGTGCGCACGTCCTATGAAAGCTGGAAGGGACATATGCGCCGGGCCAACAGCTGGAAGGTGCTGCGGAAGACGGACAAGCTGTATCGGAAGCTGTTCGGGGGAAAGGAGATCATCAATGTACGAAATTCGGAAGGATGGGGGCGTGATTGCGCTGACAGAAGCCCCTGATTATATCCGCAGGCATCCGGATGGGTTCTGGCTGCTGTGCGGGAAGGATGAGGCCGAAGGCGTGGCCGTGGGCGGAACGCCCATGCTGCTGTCGGAGATCATCCTGGTAGAACGGGACACCGGAACATTCCTGCAGGAAAGCCAGACGGCAAGCGCCATTGCGTTTGTCACGCTGGCCGAGAACGGAAGCATCGACGGCGTGACGGCCGGTGAGCACGCGGAGCTGTTCAGCCCGTGGGAATACCCGGTGGCCTACACCGCAGGGCAGATCAGGAAGCGAGGCGGAAAGCTCTACAAATGTCTGCAGGCACACACCTCGCAGGAAAGCTGGACGCCGGAGGACAGCCCGTCGCTGTGGGTGGGCATCTCTGACCCGGCGGAGGAATGGCCGGAGTGGAGCCAGCCAGC